ACTAACACAAGATTTGAGTTAAGAGCTGATAGCAGCGCTAGTGGATCTAACTTATCAGACTCAGCAGGCGCTGGCCTTGGCGAAGAAAACGAAATCTTTAATCCTCACATATTCTTTTTAACTAAATCTGCTGGAGCAAGCGCTACAGTTAAAATGTTTAGTATATTTCAAGGTGGTTTTGCAGAAGAAGGATCAAGCACTGATTTTGACGAAGATATAGATTTTGTAATAGGACAGATAGGTGGCCACATGGGCGGTACAGCCCCAGGCACAAACGCGGTGCAAGGAAACATGGTTCTTTACGAGCTGCTAGTGTATAGTGAAGTTTTATCTGAAAGTCAAATCAAAGAGATAGGAAATTACATAAGTGCTAAGCACCCAAACATATAAACAATTAATAATTAACTTAAATTAAATTAAATTATGGCAAAACGAAAGACGGCAAAGGTCAAAGACCTTAGGCCAAGCAAGATCAATGATGAGCAACTAAAAGAAGTTCAAAGCGTTATAAGCGCGTCAAATCAAATCAAGTTAGAAGTAGGTAACATAGCCGCTAGAAAGCATATGCTACTTCATGAGCTTGATAATGTCAACAAAAAGCTATCTGAGCTTAACTTAGCTTTAGAAGAAGAGTACGGGAAAGTTGACATTGACATCAATACTGGAGACATTAAATATTCAGAAGATGAGCAAGCTGATTCGTAAAATAACGATCGGTAAAGACTACAAGATTGACGCCATGCACTATTCTGTTGGACAGGATGTGTATGGTGGTCATACTATTTGTGACATTATAGAAGAAGACGACAAGTATTCTATATACATCAAAAAAAATAAAGATGTATTACCGTGGAAAGATTTTAATAAAAATATGGCTATATCTATTGAGTATAACTTAGAGTATTAGTGAAAACACCATTTAACTTTATTATTGAGCCTAAAGGTAGTAGATACAATAATACTATCAAAGTAGAGGATAAAGATTTAATACTAAATTCTGAAATACAAAACCACGAGTTTGTCAATAGAGAAGCTATAGTAAAAGCAGTTCCTACAGCACTTGATACTAAGATTAAAGTAGGCGATACTGTAATAGTGCATCACAATGTATTTAGAAGGTGGTACGATGCTAAAGGTGAAGAAAAAAATAGCAAAGCTTTTATTGACGAAACTACTTACGTAGTTAGCTTAGATCAAGTATTTTTATATAAATCAAAAGACAAATGGAAAGCTGTTGATGGGTTTTGTTTTGTAAAGCCTATTAAACAGAAAGACAAGCTAGATCAAGAATCAGAACAAAGCTGTGTTGGTATTGTGAAATACACAGATGGAGTTAATGATATTGGAGAGCTCGTAGGTTTTACACCTTTTTCTACTTACGAGTTTATAATAGAAGGCCAAAAGCTTTATAGAGTCTATAATAAGTTTATTACAATTAAGTATGAATATCAAGGAGACGAAGAAGAGTATAATCCAAGCTGGGCATAGAGCCGTTGAAGAACTCATCAAAGTGGCTAAAGAAGCTATCGTTGATAGTGGTGATGATATTACAGCTGATAGGCTAAAGAACGCTGCTGCTACTAAAAAGCTAGCTATATTCGATGCTTTTGAAATACTTAACCGTATACAAGAGGAAGAAAACCTATTAGAAGGTAAAGAGCCTGAGAAGAAAGAAGAAAGAGTATTTAAAGGTTTTGCTGAAGGAAGATCTAAATGAGTTACGAGCAAACGCTATATAAAATAATTGAGCCTATTAAGAAGACTACTTTAAGTAGACTTAATAAAGGTAAAAAATGGCAGTACGGCTACAATAAAGAGCATGACGTTATTGTTATATCTAAAACTGGGCAAATAGGTGAAGTATACGAAATACAAGGTTTGCAAATAGCTTTACCAAAACAGCCTAAAGAAGTCTATAGCAGTGTAGATGGTAAATGGAAGCAGTTAGAAAAGCCAAAACTATTAGATAAAATTAAAACTATATTTGACTGGAAAGCTTATCCAGACGAACAGAAAGAACAATGGTACGACTATATAGATGAAGAATTCAAAAGACGTGACGAAGGTTTCTGGTTTCAGAATGCTAGTATTCCAACTTATATTACAGGAACTCACTATATGTACCTACAATGGTCAAAAATAGATGTAGGAGCTCCAGACTTTAGAGAGGCTAATAGGTTGTTTTTTATATTTTGGGAAGCTTGTAAAGCCGATAAAAGATGCTACGGCATGTGTTATCTTAAGAATAGACGTTCTGGCTTTTCTTTTATGTCTTCAGCTGAAACCGTTAATTTAGCTACAATATCAAGTGACTCTAGATATGGAATACTATCCAAAAGTGGTGGTGATGCAAAAAAGATGTTTACTGACAAGGTTGTGCCTATATCAATAAATTATCCTTTCTTCTTCAAGCCAATACAAGATGGTATGGACAGACCTAAGTCTGAGCTAGCGTATCGTGTGCCTGCGAGTAAGTTTACTCGTAAGAAAATAGAAGTCAACGAAAAGCTAGAAGAGATAAAAGGTCTTGACACTACGATTGACTGGAAGAACACTGGTGATAACAGTTATGATGGTGAAAAACTTTCTTTACTTGTGCACGATGAAAGTGGTAAGTGGGAGAGGCCTGATAATATACTAAACAACTGGCGGGTTACAAAAACTTGCCTTAGATTAGGTAGTAGAATTATTGGTAAGTGCATGATGGGATCAACATCTAATGCTTTAGATAAAGGTGGTGATAACTTCAAGAGATTGTATAACGATAGTGATGTAACTCGAAGAAATAAAAATGGTCAAACAAAATCTGGTTTATATGCTTTGTTTATTCCAATGGAGTGGAACTTTGAAGGATTTATTGACGAATATGGACGACCTGTCTTCACTACTCCAGGACGAGATGTTCATGGACCAGACAGTGAATTAATAGACGTAGGCGTAATAGATAATTGGAATAATGAAGTAGAAGGTTTAAAAGAAGACCAAGACGCTTTAAATGAGTTTTACAGGCAGTTTCCTAGAACAGAGGAGCATGCTTTTAGAGACGAAACAAAAAACAGTATATTTAATTTAGTTAAAATATACGAGCAAATAGATTATAATGAAGGAATAGGAAATAGCGCTGTTTACAACACTGGCAATTTTCAGTGGGTAAATGGAGTTAAAGATACAGCTGTAGTTTTTAATCCTGATCCAAAAGGAAGGTTTAATATAAGCTGGACACCTCAACCTAGACTTCAAAATAATGTTATAATAAAGAATGGTGTTAAGTACCCTGGTAATGAGCATATGGGCGCCTTTGGCTGCGATAGCTATGATATTAGTGGTACTGTTGATGGTAGAGGATCCAACGGATCTCTTCATGGACTAACTAAGTTTAGTATGGAAGATGCTCCGCCAAACCATTTCTTTTTAGAATATATTGCAAGACCACAAACCGCTGAAATATTTTTTGAAGACATACTAATGGCTTGCATATTTTACGGCATGCCGCTGTTAGCGGAAAACAATAAACCAAGATTACTTTACTATTTTAAGCGAAGAGGCTATAGAGGTTTTAGTATGAATAGACCAGATAAAGTTTGGAACAAGCTAAGTACAGCTGAAAAAGAAATAGGTGGTATACCTAACTCTAGCGAAGATATAAAGCAAGCTCACGCTGCAGCAATAGAGATGTATATCAATGATCACGTAGGTCACTTAGACGGAGGAGTATACGGCAACGTGTATTTTAACAGAACTTTAAATGATTGGGCTAAGTTTGATATAAACAAAAGAACTAAGTTTGATGCCGCGATAAGCTCGGGGCTAGCTATCATGGCTTGCAATAGACACCTTTATAGACCTCACGCGGATGTTAAAAGACCGCGAGTAAATGTAAGTATATCTAAATATTCTAACCAAGGTGGAATATCAAAAATAATAAAATAAAAATATGGCAGAGTCTGTTATAAAGAGTTATTTTCCAAGCCAAGTAGTTAGCGATGCTGAAAAGCTAAGTTACGACTACGGTTTAAAGGTTGCTAAAGCAATAGAAACAGAATGGTTTAACAACGATAGAAACCACAACAGGTATCAAAACAATTTTAATAATTATCATAACTTAAGGTTATATGCTAGAGGAGAACAGTCTATACAAAAGTATAAAGACGAGCTTTCTATAAATGGTGACTTAAGCTACTTAAACCTTGATTGGACACCTGTACCTATTATCCCTAAGTTTGTAGATATAGTTGTAAACGGACTATCTAATAGATCTTTTGATATAAAAGCTTACTCGCAAGATCCTTATGGTGTAGCTAAGCGAACGGAGTATATGGAGAGTGTGCTTGGAGATATGGCTACTAAAGAAATGAATGACTTTGCCGCTGAAGAGTTTGGCATTAATCTTTATCAAAACGATCCAGCTACACTGCCTGAAACTCAAGAAGAGCTAGAGCTTCACATGCAGCTAACCTACAAGCAAGCTGTAGAACTAGCGGAAGAGCAAGCTATCAACGTGTTGTTTGATGGAAACAATTACAGCTTAATAAAAAAGCAGTTATACTACGATTTAACTGTTTTAGGTATAGCCGCTGTTAAAACAGACTTTAACACTTCAGAAGGTGTTACTATAAAATATGTAGATCCAGCAGACATAGTATACTCTTATACTGACTCACCTTATTTTGATGATCTGTATTACGTTGGAGAAGTAAAGACTATACCTATTAACGAGCTAGCTAAAGAGTTTCCACACTTAACTCACGAAGATTTAGAAGAGATACAAAACAGCGCTGATGTTCAAAAGTCTAATAGCCAATATAGTGGAGTAGGTTACGAAGACACAGATAAAAATAAGGTTCAAGTTTTATACTTTAATTATAAAACATATATGAATGAAGTTTATAAAGTAAAAGAAACAGGTTCTGGCGCTAGTAAACTTATCGAAAAAGACGATACATTTGATCCGCCAGAAGAAGCTACTGACTATAGTAAACTACAAAGATCTATAGAGTGCTTATATGAAGGTGCTATGGTTCTTGGTACGAAAAAGCTGTTGAAATGGCAGATGGCTAAAAACATGATGAGGCCAAAAAGTGATTTTACTAAGGTCAAGATGAACTACAATATAGTAGCTCCTCGCATGTACAAAGGTAGAATAGAATCTTTAGTTAAGCGTATTACAGGATTTGCTGATATGATTCAGCTAACGCACTTGAAGTTACAGCAAGTAATGTCACGCATGGTTCCGGATGGTGTTTATTTAGACGCTGATGGTTTAGCTGAAATAGACTTAGGCAACGGAACTAACTATTCTCCACAAGAAGCTTTAAACATGTTCTTCCAGACAGGTTCTGTTATTGGTAGATCATTTACTTCTGAAGGAGATATGAATCCTGGTAAAGTACCTATTCAAGAAATAACCTCTGGTTCTGGCGGTAACAAAATACAAGCGTTAATAGGTAATTATAACTATTACTTACAAATGATACGTGACGTAACCGGACTTAATGAAGCACGTGATGGTAGCACGCCTGATGAAAGAGCTTTACTTGGTGTTCAAAAGCTTGCGGCTGCAAACTCTAACACAGCAACTAGACATATACTTGATTCAGGACTATTTTTAACAGCTGAAGTTGCAGAGCAACTATCGTTAAGAATATCTGATATTATAGAATACTCTCCTACAAAAGAAGCTTTTATCCAAAGCATTGGTGTGCACAATGTAGCTACGCTTGAAGAAATGTCAAACCTACACTTATATGACTTTGGTATATTTCTAGAGCTTATGCCTGATGAAGAAGAACAAGCTATATTAGAAAACAACATACAGCAAGCTATAGCGCAGCAAAGTATAGATTTAGAAGATGCTATAGACTTAAGAGATATTAAAAACGTTAAGCTAGCTAATCAACTTCTTAAAATACGTAGAAAAAAGAAAATGCAAAGAGATCAGCAAATGCAACAGCAAAATATACAAGCTCAAGCACAAGCTAATACTCAACAGCAGCAAGCGGCTGCTCAATTAGAAATACAAAAGCAGCAAGCATTAGAGCAGGCTAAAATGCAAACTAAGCAAGTTGAAGCTCAAATGGAAGCTCAAAAGTTGCAAGCTGAAGCGCAGATTAAGTCTCAGCTTATGGCTCAAGAGTTTCAGTACAACATGCAGCTAAGACAGATGGATATGCAGAACGTATTGAGCAGAGAGTCT